ATGTTGGGCGTTAGTATATACCAATCCGTGAGCTGTTGCGATGAAAGGTGATGCGCAGTCAAAGGAAATTGTGAAGTTTTCATTTACGTGCTTTCTAATTTGGCGTTGGATAAGTGTTAGATAACAGGCCCAATCTAATTGAGCAGTACCCAAGAAGTGCATCCAATCTTTGCCTTCTAATAAACCGTCAAATCTTAGAGTGATTAATCTGCGTAGGGTAATTGGCATCTTGCACATATTGGCACCGCCCATAGCCCAACCTTCTGCGGCTTTATCTCCCCATACAGCGGGATCACTGAACTCTTTTACACCTTGATACCATTGTTCAGCAGTTTCCCAATCTGATCCCTGCAATACATTTAAGAACTTGGTATTTCCTAAACGATTTTCTAAAAAATATTTGTTATTAAATTTAGTCTTTTCTAGACAGTCTTCGAATGTTTTTAAGCCTGTCTTGGGACTATGGATATGATCACAGGCCCAGGTCGGAACGTCTAGCATCATAGACCAATCGGCAGTAAGTTCAAGCCATTCTAAGATACTCTGTCTAGTTTTATCTGCTGCAGGTCCTTCAAAATTTAACCAATCAAATTTAAGAACGCCTTTACCAATCTGGTAACCGCCTGAGTCACCTAAGATCATCGTTGCGTTACGATCACGCTGTTGAATCATTGATTCTTGATCTATACTTTTTTGTAAATCGAGTTGTGCATGACCTGCAGAATACAAGCCGTACTTATAATAAAAGTATCCTTGTTCGGGATCAAGAAAGTTCATTCCTTCAATTCCTCGATCAAATCCTGCAGGAATTCGTTCTTTAGGAACAAATTCTTCTAATCTCTGCTTTGCAATATAAGTGCTATAGAAAGAACTGATAGCAGGCAAATAGACTGCATAGTCTTTCTGTAATGGTGTTAAATCAACTGGTGGTTTCTTCATGTTCTCTCGCTAAAATTGCTGTAAGTTCTACTCTTGTTCGTGCCTGTTCTAGTTGATCAAGTGCGATACGAACTGCTTCATTTGAAGAAGCCAGTTCGTACCAATCTTTTTCTTGCTTTTGCCTTTTAATGGCCCACTCGATAGCACTTTCGGCTTCGTTATTTAGGCCAATGTTTGCACTATTCGCATAAATCTTCATCCAGGTATTACCATCAAACACTTCCATTTCGGATCCGTTGATTCGCAGCATACCTTGTGCGGGATTAGATGAATTGTATGACACATAGGGTAGTGAACTACCCCCTGCGGCATATAGATATTTGCTAGAACTGTTTACGGAATTAATCATTAGGCTGCTTGTGCTGGAATAATGTATTTGTAAGTTGCCAACCCGCTGTCAAGAGTGATCTGGATAGCACCTTCGTTACTCAAAGACATCTTTGTATTGTTGACATCTGCGATCTTAAGAATACTTAGAATCGGAAGTACAGGCCAAGTCCAACCGCGATCAAGTTTACCTGCTACGTTCTGTGCAAATACAAACTCGCCACCGTGAGTTGAAGCATCACCAAAGATAAACTTTAAGTTACCACCATCTGTCTTTGCTAAGAATGTTGGATGCTCGTTGTTAGCACCTGCCTGGAAGTTGAAACGCTGCACAGCGGCCACGCTTGGCTCGATCTCTACATCCCATTTAACACCGCGGAACTTGACAGTCTTCATCTTTTCGTTGATAATTTCGGTTGACATAAAACGATAATCGTTCTTAAAATCGCCGTCTTTGTTTTCGAAGTGGATGCCAACAGGAATGTTCTCGCCATTACGTTCAGCAGTAGTGATACTGATTTTAGCATCTTCTTTGTATTCAGCACCATCTAACAAGTATTTGAGTTTATTAAGCTGAGGCATACCAAAAACACCAACCATGTCTGGGTAAGGAGCAGTTGTTTCTGCCTCCATAATTACAGAACGGTCATCAGCCATAGAATTGATAACAGTTTTTTCGTTATTGCCTGTGACTTTAACAGTTGTAAGGAAGCCTAGGTTTTGTGTATGTGATACGATGTCTTGTAAAATATCTTTCATTTAGAGAGTCTCCATGTATATTAAGATTATATTTAGATCGTGAATAGAAATCAACCCTGAAATCATTCAAAATCAAACAATTTTGAGAATGTATTATCTGACCTTGTTGAGCTGATGTCCCATTCCAAAACACCAATAAGGTTTTCTAATTTTTCGTCGATGACTGTGGTTTCCATTTCAGCATCGTCGAAAGGTAAGTCTTTGAACCATTGTGGCAACCGTAGTTCGTCTACAGGATATGCCACTGATGTATAACCCATAGGATTATCTTTAACTTTACAAACAATGACTTTTGCACCGTCTGTGATATTCATTGAATATTTGTCATCAAACATACGTTTCAAAGTGTTCCAATTTAATGAAGCACGAACGTGACCAGGCATGTTGGCTTTACCTGCTTTCTTTTCTTTGGCAGCATATTCAGTGATATTGTTAGCACGTTTGGGAGAACCTTTCTCCCATCCAGGTCTAGTCTTAAATTCAGTTCTAAAATCTGTGATATACTCTAGAACTTCTTCTTTAGGAACACCATTTAGAACTTTAGTTAAGACTTCACTTAAGAAGTCTTGGATAACAACCGGGGTATCTGACCGCTTGAGGTCGAGCCCCATAGCCTTGATTTTTCCCGGCTTCCCGTCGATGTCTGACCGTTTTCCTTCTTTGTCGTAGTAGAGGACTGCATATCGTTTCTTTGTAATGAATAATCCTTTGGAAGCAACAATCTCGCGACCTGCCTTAATGACCTCTCCTCGGGTTTTTGGACAGTGGAAGGCGTCTTGCATGAATTTTGGGAATGTTCCATTAACTTCTTCTCCTATGGTATCATAAAGTTCAATAACGGATTCTTTACTCCAAGGCAATGTGCCTTTTTCTATTTCTTTTTTGAGGGTGCTATAGGCTGAAAAATAGCAACTATCAGTATCGCCATAGATGATGGCTTTTCCTACATGATCTTTAGTTCCAGTAATGATTTCATTTACTTTTGAAGCCATATGTTTAGCGATAGCCCGTCCGGTAAGAGTGGTAGATTGACCGATACGATTATCAAAGAACCTACAACCGGGATTAAGAATAGCACCATATAAGCTATTAAGATTAATTTTTTTAACCAGTTGTCGTTTGTCCCAATATTCTTCTTCAATTTTATTTCCTGCCTTGATAGAATCTTTTAATTTAGCCTGCATTTCTTTACGTTCAGCATACCAACGCTTTAGAAGACCGGGAATGATACCTTCCTTTTCGTAGGTAAAGATAGTACCGTTAGCAGATAACATCCAAGGCTGATTGCTCTCAAAAATTAAATCATAGATCTGTGCAGCACTTAAAGTATCTGAACCGCCATCTTCCCAGTCAATGGTAATTTCACGACCAACTTCTCTATTCATCACGGCGGTATATTCTAGCGAACCGAAAATACCTTCCCAAGCTGCGGCGAACGATTTACCCTTGGCGATTTCTGCCGCAATAAAATCTTTAGTACCGTCTTGACGCAATTGACCGACGATAGTTTCTGGACCCATGTTTAGAGCGCGAATGGCACTTGGATATAGTGAGTTAATATCTAATGAACCGATCCATTCGTGGATACCTTTCTTAGGATAGGCAACATAAGCACCCGCGGCCTGCGTGTCTCCTTGTTCGTCCATCTTTTTACGATTAGGAACGATCATTCCACGTTTATGAGCTTCGTTGATAATAGCCTGTTCAGTCACTGCCACAGCACCCATAGTAGTCTGTAGCAATACTGTACATTCATGTGCAAGTGTATTAGCTAGATCTAGGAATTTTAGTTTCTTATCTAACTTATCAAGTAGTGCGGTATCTTGTCTATTGTATTCAATGAATTTCTTAAAATCGTTGTTGTAAAGTTGATCCAGGGTACCTTCGTAGACAGTTTTACTTTCACCTACTTCCATTTCTCCGATGGCATCTAAACGATAGGTGTGTCGTTCTTCGTAGGTATATTTTCTATACAGTTCTAAACTGTCCAGATGCACTCTTCCGACAAGATCATACGTGACAGCTGTCTTGCCGTATTTTTCGTACTCTCGTTTTTTTGGAAATTGATCCCATAGGCAAAATCTGCGTGTGTCCTCTTTGCTTAGAACTTTTGTAACGCGATTAACAGTATATGGGATATCAAAACCTTCCGAGTTCCATCCACTTAGAACATCTGCATCTTCGATAAGATCTAAGAAAGTATCTAGCATATCTGCTTCATTATCGAACAGCATAGTGTTGGGAAATTCTTCCACAGCTTTTTTGGCCTGTTCCATTGACAATGTCTTTGGCGGAATCGCTAGACATATCATAGTATTCAACCATTGTAGATGAACAGCGATGGATGTGATTGGCATGAATGCATCGTCGGGAGATGCATATCCTCTCTCAGGATCAAAGTCTACTTCAATATCGAAAAATGCTACATTTAGTTTTGGAGCATCTTGATTAAGGTAGTTATCTTCTAAACAACGATATATTGGGTTGATATCGCTTTCGTATAATTTCTTATTGCTATGGATAGCTAATTCTTTGCGATATTCTTTGACGTTTTTACAACTGACTCGACTTAAAGGCTCTCCTTTGATTGACTGGAATTTACCTTTAGGATCGTAATAATAGAAAAGATGTCGGGCGGGATATTCTTTATAATGTCTTTTGCCCTTATCGTCGCGCTCAACAACACGAATGATGTCATTGTCGCGATCATAGAAAGCGTCTACGTAACTCATATTTTCTCCATATGCGATTTAGGGCTCGCAAATACCAATATAATCATTTATGGCTGATTAAACCTTACTCGAAGATATTTAGCGATTGTACAATCTATCAACAATTTTTTCACACAAAATTGCAAAATACAGAGCCGAAAGCATTCCTACGGCTATAACTAAACCCATTCCTAACCAATAACCGATTATTTCTAGTAATATAGATATCATTTATAACATTCTAATCAAACCGATGGTATCGATAGTAGTTAGAAGCAGGTAGTTAGCCAACATGCCAAACGATTTCCTAGTATAAGCAGCCCAACCATACATGGCGCAGCCAATAATCCAAATAGGGTAAAGAATAAGTAATGGAGGATTGGGGACCGTGAGCGCCATAGTGACTGAACATCCAATCGAAATAGCCCATGCGATAACCTCCACCACAAAACGGAACGGGTTACTGTGCCAATCATCTCGAATCCATTCTAGAGTTGGTCGGAATAATTCACTTAACATTTAATCCTTTTCGGGCAAACGCTTAGTTACACCTAGGATCATTTCAATTTCATCCCATTCTTCTTCGTGAGACTTCCAATTGTCTTTATGTGCAATCTTAATCGCTTTATTGATAATACTGGGTTTGATCTGAAGTTCTTCTGCAACAGCCTTGACTGTTTCTTTAAGGCCTTCTTGTAGATCTTCAACTTCACGCAGAACGTTAGAACCTTCGTTGATAAGACGCTCGAGTTTTGCTTTTTCTTCGGGACCGTACATCTTTGCCATATAATAATCTCCTTATAGGACTATTATATAGCCATAAAAAAAGCCAGTCAACCGATGACTGGCTTTTGTTTACCAAATGATAGTTTTATTTTTGATCTTCGCTTAGTACATCGTACATTTCAAAACGTCCGCCCATGCGCTCGTATACCATTCCGGCGTAGACTTCTGCTTTCATACTTTCAGTAAATTTATTTTTGGCTATTCTTGTTGCCCAAGCAAACAGTTCCTGATCTAACGGATCGATCTGCTGCTGTCCACCGCTTTCGATAACAAGTTTCATCATATCACGGAAGGACATTGGTGTTTCTAAAGATTCTGCAACTACCTTTTTGGAAGTTTTTACAGATTCGTTCTTCTTACCGAAATATTTTTCTTGTTTTGCACTCATACCTTTTTTGCCATCTTTCTTTTCGCTACCTTTATCGCTAGCAGCTTTTTTCATTGGCTCAGACTTATCGCCGTCTTTGTCTAAGTCTAGGAAGTCTGGTTTGGAACCTTCATCCATCTTTTTAGATTTTTTATCTTTCTTTTCTTCTTTTTTAGCTTCTACCATCTTGGTAAACTTAGCTTTAAATGCTTCAGTATCGATAGATTCTTTTTTGGCCTTTTTAGATTTAGGAGCATCTTCATCGTCCTCGTCTTTTTCTTTTCCGTAGGAACGTTCATGCTTTAGACCGGTAGCAGTTTTGGTCATTGTACCGTGTTGTGTTTTAGCCTTGTCGCCGACTTTTTTAAGTTCTTCTTGACCTTCATCTACTTTATCTTCTTTCTTTTCTTCGGCTTTTTTCTTAGCTTCTACGATATAAGTAGAAGTTCCCGCTAAAACTCGAAGTTGTGCATCTTCATTTAGCTGCACAGCTTTTGGTAATTCTGGTGCAGAAACAGACTCGATTTTGTCGTCCATTTCGCTGATTTTTGTAATTAGTGATTTTAAGTCCATGGTCCCAATCCTAAAGGTTTATAATGTATTTATCTTTTAATAGCAGAGCCGCCGCCGAAGATATTTGTCTTCATATCTAAGGCATTTTTAGCGGTTCCATCAGGGTTTTTAGCCTGCTTTACTTTAGGAACATCCGGAGCTTTTGTACCGCTTTTTCCAGGACTTCCTGTGTAACTCTTTTTTCCGCGATCTTTTCCTATAGCTATGTGTGGGCTCACTACGGTTGCAATGTTTCCGGAGCTGGTAGCACCTGCGGTAGCTGTTTCAAAAATTTCACGTATTTTCATAATATAATATTTATTTCTTTCGACCGCTCTTCATATTTGCGCACCAATGGTACATTTTGGCTTTCTCACCGCTAGAGTTTTTAGCACGTTTTCTTAGATCAGTCACAGAGCCATTACAGCTCGCTCCTGATTTCTTTACTCTGCCCGGGCGACTTTTGCCCTTTACTTTTCCGTCCGCGAAGTTTTCGGTAAGTTTGTTTAGTTTTTTATAGTAGTCCCCGCCTATACTCATTTTTGCCTGTTTGTATAACATCATTAGTTGTGATGCTTGGGACTTAACATATGATGTTTTAGGAAGATCAGACATTTTATCGATAGCCAGTTTCATAGCATCAACACCAGTCTCGGCATCTATAGCAAGACGATCTTTGATGATCCTCTGAACATCACTGTCGGAAATTTTTAATTCTGTTATAAATTCGCTAGCTCTCATTTCATTGCCGTCTTAAAATTTACAAATTTTTCTTTTCGATCTTCTAGACCCTTAAGGCCGGGATTGATAGGTTTAGTTGATGCTCTGGTATCGTAAAAATTGTCTACTTTAGGCTGTACACGATTCTGCCAAAACCATATAGCTACTTTAGCAGCAATTTCTGGTTTTTCTACTAGCTCAGGACGTTCTTCCAAAGGCAATCCTAATGCTTCTCCCGCTTTTTTATAATTATATCTGCCAGTAAGCTGTATGTAGCCTCTACCTTTGTAACGAGCACCGTCACCTACTTTAGTATTACCTAATGTTTTTGCTTTAGGATTAACCTGTACTAGCTTTTTAGTTTTCTTGTCTTTAACAAACTTAGGTTCATACTTTTTAAAATCTAATGAACCGCCATACTCGACCATTGATTTAAAGTTGTGCGATTCATGTGCTGTCTGTGCTAAGAACTGTGCTAGTTCTTCTCCTTTAATACCAGCGGCTATAGCAGCCTTGGTTAGAAACTTTTCGTGAGGACTATCAGTTACTAAATGTTTAGGTATAGCATCCTTGGCAATCTTAATTACACCTTTTTCAAAATTGCTTTTTTTGTCGTCTGATTTAGTAACCGAAACAGCTTTTTCTTTATCGTCCTGACTGGATTTGTAAGCATCGTAGGCAGCAGGTCCTCCGGCAGCGATAGCAGCCCCTAAGGCAGCACCACCTACCCAGTCTTTCCAACCTTCATCTGTCTGAAACTCTTTACCTTGAAGTTTAACACCGGTTACGCCTTGTACCAATGCCCATGCTTTAGAGTATGCTTTTTGTGCTATTAATTTTTTAAAAACATCTTTTTCAAAATCCGATGCCTTTTGCATGAATTTGAATACTTCCATAGCACCTACATTTCCTGGGTATGATGCTTCTCCTACATTTCCGCCATCACCGCTATATCCTACAGCGTATCCGTAACCACCAAAGGGTCCAGGACCGTATGCGGCCCATCGTGGACGTTTTCTTTTTCTTTTTTCAGCCATCATTCCTTCACGCATATATTCTGATGCCTGACCGTCTAGGCTAACGTGCCATGCATAGAATTTTGTCTTAGGATGATCTTTTTTTAATTCTATAAAGGTATGAAGATTAGGTTTAGCATCGTCGTACATTATTGCTTTGCTATAATCTTCTTTATCTAATAGATTTTTAATAATAGCTTTTTTACGTTCTTCAGTTGTGCCTTGTTTACTGTTACCTGCACGATATACATGAACTTTGTCAATGTCTACACCATATTTGCGGAAAGTATCTAGAAATAATTCTTTATCATCAAAGTCTGCACGAGCTGTAACCATTACTACTTTGTTACCTGTAGCAATGTCTTGCTTGAGTTGACGCATCATAGGAATGATAGGTTTAGATTTTTCAAAAAATTCTCTAGCGTTACGAAAATCTTCAAAGTCAAAACTTTCGCCCGGTTTTAATTTATAGTGTGTAAAATCGTGACTATTAAGGCTGTTTACAACCTGACCGTCCTTAACAACATGAACCTTAGTCTGCGTGTGAACTAAGGTATCATCGATGTCAAAGACTACTAATTTCTTAGGTTGTATTTCACTCGCTCTCATCAATGCTCACCGTAAGGATTTATTTTTTCGTCGGAATCTTCGTTAGATTTTTCTGGATATACGAGATATTGATTAGGATTAGGAGTCTGAGGCTGCTGTCTTTCCTCTTCAATTCTTTTCTGCGCTCTTTCGATATAGTCCTTGAGAGTCTTGTCCATAATATTACACCGAAAAACTTGATCCACAGCCGCAGGTAGTTTGTGCGTTGGGGTTTTTAATAACAAACTGACTTCCGTGTAAGTCGTCTTTATAATCTATTTCTGCGCCAGTAAGATACTGCATACTCATAGCATCTATAACCATTTTCCATTTATCATTTAATGGAAATTCAAAATCATCCTCGTTTTGCAATTCATCAAACGTGAATCCGTATTGAAATCCGCTACATCCACCGCCTTGCACAAATGTCCTTAGCATTAAACTAGGATTATTTTCTTCCGATAAAAGGTCGATGACTTTGGCTTTTGCTGATTCTGTAATTTCAACCATTCTTATCTCCTATAGGTTTTTCACCGGTTAGATAAGGCAAACTAAACCATAGTTGAAACCATTCTGGTGTTCCTGGTTTGATATTATGTTTTTTCATAAGTTCACCTTTTTCATTCCCAGTGATACTTATATTACTACCCTCGTAAGGTTGGTAGCCTTTGAATTCTGTTATTCCTGCGAGACGTTTTAATTCTGAAATTTCCATTTAATAATTATCTATATCTCGAAATTCTTTACCAGATGACTTGTCCATGTAATTAGCAGAAGTTTTTTTAGCTGTATATGGACTTTTATCTAGATAATTTTTTCCATCTTGTTTTGCTGAATACGGACCTTTATCTATATAGTCTGTGGCCGCAGTCGATTGTTGTGATTGATCTTTTTTCTCTGGTTTATTACTTTCGTTATCTTTATATCTGTCTAGATGTATACTATATTGTTTTATACCTTTTTTCTCTAATATATTTTCTAGATCTTTTTTAGCATCTTCTAGTCTATAATCGTAAGAATGTCCTAGATCTTTTTTAATTACTTTTACAGTACCGTCGTCGGCTTTAAACTTAATAGTTGCTATGACCGGTAATGGTCCTTCGCTGGCCGCAGCACTTATACCTGTACCTGCTAGAGCAGCAGCTCCAAGTCCTTTTAAAAATCCTCTACGATCAACTTCGTCGACTTTGCCTTTGTGCTTTTCATAACCTTGCTTCTGTTCTTTCTTTTTGTCTCGATGTGCTCCAGCACCTGCTGTCTTTTGGTTCTTAGCTACAAAGTTACGTGGCTTACTTGCTGGTATAAACTCTTTTGCTTTCATGATGATCTCTTTTGTTTAGGACCTTTGCGTGTTTTCCATTTCTTATCAGTTGAACACCAATAGCGTCCGTAACCTTCTTCTATACTATCGATGAATCGATCAATACCTCTGCTACGAACTCCGCCTTTCTTACGTATTTTAGCTAGTTCTTCTAGAGCATGTCGAATCTGTTCCATGTTCATCTTTAGTTCTTCGAAGTGTTTAGCCATGGCCTGCCATTCACTAGGGCTGGCATTGTTAGCTCGAGCTGCTAGATCTTTTAATTGATTGGCAGCACGTAACATTCTATATTTTAGTTTAGCAGGATTAGCTTTATCATGACCGTATATCATTGGGTCCATTGGATCATCGGGATCCATTTCTATCGGAACTTCTGATATTAGATTTTCTTGTATGTTCATACCAGCCTTGGCGGCCGAAATTAATTTTTTAATCCATGCCTCGCCTAGTTTTTTGCCATCAAAACCTTTCATCCAAAGTGCTAATTGCTGTTCTTCGGTAGCATTAGGATCTTTTAAAATATTTCTTAATTGCGTAAAACTAATACCAGTACCACCAGACTCGGCAGCTCTCGGAGTATTTTCTACGTCAAACGTTACGTGTTCGAAACCAGGATACTGGGGATTTTTCATTCTTTTACTTAGATGATCCATCCATTTTTTAAATCCGGCATACCGGTCCTCTCCTACCATAACTACGATATGACCATAGGGCGGAGGATTAGATACAGTAACTAATTCTTTCTCGATCTTTTTAGCTACAGAACCGCCTTCCTGTATCAATTGAAACATATCTTTGTTTCCAGGATATAATTTTTGCCAGGTCTGTAATTTTAATTCTGGCGGAATAGGGTCATCAGGTCCTACAGCACTACTGATATAAACATACGGATCACCGCCGACCTGTTGTGCTTTATTCAATACAAATTCAACTAGTTGTTGATGACCTCTATGACCGACAAAACTTCCGGCGGTAACTACAGCGGTTTTATCACTTTTTTCACCATCGCCGGGTCCTGGTGGCCTTGCGGCTTTGATCGCAGCATTTTTAGCAGCTATGATATTTTTTTGTTCCGGACTGGTAATTTTTACTGGACCACTTTTAGTATTAAGAATAATACCCTCGTAGTCTTTACCTAGTTTATCTTTTCCTATGATATTAGGATTCGAAATAATAAATTTTGCTAATTCGTCTTTAACTGGCTGAAGAGCTTCGCTAGCTTGTTTTTTTAGATCTCTTTTACCGCTAGTTACTAATCCTTTAAGAACTTCTATATTTGCCAACGGAGGTAATACCGCAGTAACATCAAGACCGCCATCAGATGTTAAAGAATTATCAATGAACATCGTGGTACCTATACGACCAATTTTTCTCAAAGCAGATACGTACTTGTCACTATTAGGATGTTGGTCTCCTGTTGAGCTTTTTTCTGCAAACAAGGGAACTAGTGCTAGACGTACACCCTCTGGTAGTTTATCATAGGAAATTCCTACAAATTTTAATCTACCATCTTCTTGTTCTGTAGCAAAAGGAAGATATAAAACTTCGCAATGTATTTTCACATCTATTAGTGCTTTGTTGCCTAATTTATTGTCGACCTGAGAAATAACCTGCATCATCTCGTCGTACAGGTCGTCAAATAGTTTTGCTCGAGCTCGCACCTCGGGGTCAGCTTGTCTTTTTTCTGCATGTTGACTAAATGTACCAGGCTCGAATTTCGGCCCACTACGACTGGTTTCCATATATGGTCGACCGTTAGAATCCTTGCCAAATCTAGCACCGAACCCGTCGACCTTAACAGTCATTGGTATATTATCCAATTTAAATTGACCCGTGGCTTCGTCTTTGATTTCGTCTAACAAATTTAGAAAATCGATGTCTTTCATTTTTTCTAAATGAACGATACCTTTTCTTTTACTCTGTACCACGTTAGTGTCATCTGCTTCGTTAATACTTTCGCCTGTGACCTTATATGCCGCTCTATAATTTTTCTTTAGTTCTTCAATATTGCTAGGAGCCGGAATTTTTAAAACTTCTATAATTTTATTCAATGCGGCTGATTTTTCTTTTTCATCTCTGTCAGGGTCGTTTTTATATAGACCTTGCGCTCCAGGACCAAACATCTTATTAACAAAATAGTCTAAGACACTTTGTTTTTCTTTGTCATTTAGACTAGCATTCATTATTTCTAAAATACCAACAAAGGACCAAAACTTAGGCTCGAGACTTTTAGATTTTTTAGCATCTACTCTGTCTCCGAATAGTTTACTAAAGATGCTACCTAAATCTTGATCGTAGTCTGATGTGGGTCTAGCAGTCATAACAGGCAATCCATCTTTAATTAAAGGTTTGCCTGAGTCGTCTATAACGGGTTCGTATTTGTCTCGAAGGCCGCCCCCTTCTTTAGAACTTACAGCAAAGGACATCATATTATCGCTTGCTGGAACATCCTGTTCACTTCTAGCTTTACCTCTACCTACCATTTTTCTTAGTAAGAAATCTTGTTTGGTTAAGGAGGTTAATGCCTGTATTAAGAATTTATGGAATACTCCTTTAATACCAGCATTGAGGTCTTCCCAAGAACTAGAATGGCTGAATTTGCTCCATGCAGTTGGTTCGTCTTGATCATATTTCACAAACTCTAGATCGATCTGAACTTTTATCGGGGGCTCGGTTAATTCCCAAAGACTGGAAAATTGTTCGTTACCTGATTTAAATCCCAACAACTTCGCAGGACCAATTTTTTGATTCTGCATAGACTTTAGAAATTCTTGAACTTCTGAAGAATAATCAGCATTTATCTGTGTGTCGATATCTCCAACCTTGGGTTTTTTTTCAATGAATGTTTCATCAGAAATACCCTTGACATTAAAAAAGTGCAGGCTTGATCCGCTTAGAAATTCTTTACTCTGTAGAAGCTTAGGGTTCCACAAAGGTTTTTTATATTTCTGAGAAAAGGATTTATTGATACTAGACAAAAGATCATCTAGGATAGGAACTATGTAACTTCTATTAGTTACTTTTAAATCTATGTCCTGTGCTTGATGACCTCCGGGTAATTCTAAATTACCGCCTTCATTGATGGCCTCACCAGATCTGCGAAATAATTCTAACAGTTTCATTCTTAATCCTGTTTATAATCGCCTTTTTCGATATGTTTAGATTGCTCTGAACAAATTCTTTTGGCCAATTCGATTAATTTTTCTTCCGGAAATTTTTCTTTTACGTCTTCGATTTTAAATTTATCACAATACATTTTTAAACTTTGACGTATAGGTTTCATATAAATGGAATAGGCCTTGGGATGATCTAAATATTTTTTATGTTTATCAACAGCAGGAAAAAAATACTTATTCAATACGGATGAATCGTTATCCATATAGAATTTCAAATCGTCTAACCAGTCAACATCCTGTTGATCATCTTTAGGTGCGCCGATCGCACTAAACATTTCTTTTAAAAGCATTACCAGCTCCTGCAAGACCAGTAACGTGCTTTCCAACGTGGCCCTGGATTTTTACAATTATGGCGAGCACGGAAAGATTTTCTACGTGCCGGATTTGATTTCTTAATACGCATTTTTTTATCGCCAAAATTTACTTTAACGATATTACCATTCGGCTTGCGTACATATACTTTAGATTTTTTAACATCCCCTGGCAGTTTCTTTCCTAAGGGAACTTCTTTTCCGCGATACTTAGCTTCGTCGACTTCTGTATCTTCAGCATATTTGTTGGCTTTCATATAATCACGAGCAGTATCTAAGTAGTCCATGGCCTTGGTAATTTTAGCCTGTACCCACTCTGGTAAGTTCTCGTCTGCTTGAATAATACTATATAATTCTTTAGCAGCGTCATTCACTGTACGTAGTTGATCCTTGGCCATATCGCCTTCGCGATCGTATTCACCTTGATTGTATTCTGCATCCGGATCTTCTGGACCGTGATCTTCCATCTTCACACAGTTGTCCACACGCTTGCCACCTTTCATTTTGGTGCCCATGCGCTTGTAGCCTTTCCAACAAGCCTTACCGTCTAGACCTTTTTGTTTTTCTTCACGGATAACTTCGCCTTCTAAGAAAACAATACCTTCTTTAGTTAACATGTCTAATGCAGTATCGTCGAGATCAATAACGATACCGTCTTCTAAAATATCGATGATTTCTGTAGCGATTTCAAAATCTTCAGAAAAACTGATTCCGAAATTATCTCCTACTTCAAATGATTCTGCGAATCCTTTGGCTTGAGCTTCTTTTTCTAGGTCAGCCTTGCGTTGGATAATAGCTTGTTTAATTTCCGGATCTTCAGAAGCAACAGGATCCATTTGTAGATCTTGTAGGGCTTTGCGTTTTGCCTGTAAATCTTCTTTGTCTTTAAGTTCTGTTTCGCTGATTAAAGCGTCTAATTTTGATAAAAGGTCTCTCATAGTATGATTCCGTAGAATGATACTATATTTATCGCTTTTGATTAGTTAGTAATTATATCGAATTGCTATGATACTACCGTTCTGTAGGTTATATGCAGCACGGATCCACACATAATTTCCGGTAAAATTAACTGAATTAGTAACAGTCCAGGCAGAACTGTCGTCTCCCAGGCCTATTTCAGTATTAGGTATATCTAACCAGTCGCTTTCTGCAGGATACAAGGAGAGTGTTCCTTGTATTTTTATCGTTCCTATGAAATTATCGACCTGATAGGTTGCGGTATGTAACGGGTTGAATAATCGATGATATCCAGCAGCTTGTTTTTTTTCACCGTAGATAAAGCTAGAATCGATAGATTCTGTACTGATATTAGATAAAAGAATTCGGTTTTCAGTGGACATCTCTTATTTATCTGCTATAACGTATTTGTAAATCCGGCCTACTACTTCCGAATTTCTAAGTTTTAGCATGAGTAGAGTATTTTCGTCTTCTACTAGCACATATCTGCGATCCCAATTCCAGTCAGTTTTAATAAACCAATTTTTTACAGCGTCGCTGATTAATACAGCAGGATTTGAAGATACCCACTCTACATATTTGTTTTTTAGATCTATATCGCCTTTCATTTTATGAGGTAATAAATAGACCTTGAATTTATATCTGTTATGCGGATATTTTTCTGTAATTATAGAATGTTCATCATAAAGATCTTTCTTGCCTGGAGCTGGTTCAAAACGTTGCAGGGTTACATGATCGAATTTAGATGAAATATCATTATAAATCGACTCGTCGTTGGTATAAAGATCTATAATATTACGTTCAATTCTTTTTGACCAAGAATTTTTATCATAACTTAACAACAGATTAGCTAGAGGTTCTATAATTTTTCTATTATTAACCGCTGTATCAACAAAGGAACTACGCCAGCCTTTATCTTTTTCGTGATTATTCAATAGATCATTGATATCCTCTAGGCTACACATACGAAATATAGTGATGCCCGGAATTTTTAAACAAATTTTATAACACCATTTATTATAAAATTTTCTATTGATGAACTTCGGTTTGGTCATTTTCTGTTATATTATCGTTTGCCTGCGGTAACAACAAACCTCGTTTCATAGCTTTACGCTCAGCTTTGGTTAATTGTTTCTGTGCAGGGCCGATGTTGAAAACGATCTCGTCATTTTCAACAGATAGCAATACCATGCCACCATCTTTAAGTTCTCCAAACAAAATCTTTCTACTGAGAGGAGATTTAATTTTATTGTCGATGATTCTAGCCAACGGTCTTGCACCCATCTTGCTATCGTAGCCTTTTTCAGCCAACCATTTAATAGCATTGTTATCGGCAACAATTTGAATATTTTTTTCTTTAACCTGTTCGCCTAATTCGTTAATGAATTTTTCAACAACTTGATAGACAACTTCTTGACTGAGTTTACTGAATTTAACAATGGCATCTAGTCGATTGCGAAACTCTGGAGCAAAGAATTTTTTAATAGCCTTATCGTCTTCTCCGTTTCTTTCAAGTTCACCAAACCCGATAGTGTTACGTTCATTGTCGGATGCCCCTAAATTACTAGTCATGATAAGAATAGTATTTCGTCCGTCGGCTTGTTTTCCATTTGAACCTGTAACAAATCCGTTATCCATAAATTGTAGAAGAATATTACTAACATCCGGATGAGCCTTTTCAATCTCATCGAGTAATAGGACACAATTTGGATGTTCTTGTAACTTAGTAATCAGCTGTCCGGCATTATCTTCGAAACCAACATATCCAGGTGGAGCACCGATCAATCTAGCCACGCTATGCTTTTCTTGATATTCGCTCATATCAAAGCGTACTAGAGTCATGCTCATCTTGTCGGCTAATTGTTTGGCAACTTCCGTCTTACCAACTCCGGTAGGGCCAAGGAACAAGAAGCTGCCGATAGGTTTGTTAGGAGATTTCATACCAGCCTGGCTGACAAAAATCTTATCTAAGAGATTTTCAATGGCATGGTCTTGTCCATATACCGCGGCTTTTAATCCGCCTTCTAGATCAGAAAGATTTTTACTTTCTCTTTGAGCGACATTTTCTAAAGGCATGTTGATCATTTTACTGAGTTCGTACATGATTTGCTCAACGTCGACGATCTGCTCAACACCTTCCATAGTTTCGTCATCCTTGAGTTTATATCTTGCAGAAGCACAGTCTAAGATATCAATAGCCTTGTCCGGCAATTTTTTATCACTCATGTATTTCATAGACAACTTTACTGCTTGGTCAATAGCAGCATCAGTGATCTTGACATTATGGTGTTGCTCATAATACTTGCGAATGCCTTTGATAATTTTTACAGCTAATTCTGGTGTAGGTTCATCTACCGATACTCGTTGGAATCGACGCATCAATGCACGATCCTTTTCGAAGTGTTTGCGATATTCTTCCCAGGTAGTTGACGCGATAACTTTAATAACACCTTTGGTTAGGATTGGCTTTAGCATGTTTGCTAAATCGTTGCTGCTTTGGTTAGCTGCACCTGCACCTTGCATCATATGAGCTTCATCGATAAACAGAACTACATTACCTTTCTTTTCTAAGGCCATTAGTACCGCTTTAATGCGTTCCTCAAAATCTCCTCGATATTTGCTACCTGCTAGTAAAGCACTGATATCTAGAGAATAAACTTGATGATCTTTTAGATAATTGGGAACTTTCTTTTCAAAGATTTTCTTCGCTAAACCTTCTGCGATAGCAGTCTTACCTACTCCTGGTTCTCCTACCAGCAGAACGTTAGCTTTGTTTCTGCGAGCTAAAATTAAAAGTATTTTTTCTATTTCATCTTCACGACCAATTACAGGATCAATTTTACGCTGTTTGGCTTTGAAGCTAAGATTTGTACAGAACTGATTCAAGATTTTTTCTAGTTGATTAGGATTAGTCATTATTCTGTGTTCTTCTTCCTCTACCTCTTCAACAAGAAACTTTTCTTGGAAGAATTTGATAAACTTCTCTTTGGTTACTCCGCCTTTATTCAAGAAATAAAATGCGAAACTATTTTTTTCTCCTAACACACCGATAATTACATCGGCGATTTCTATGCGTTGACGTCCGCTAAACAGTACCTGTGTAAAACACCGATTTAAAACACGCTCAACACTATTAGTCTTAACAGGCTTTTTCCCGCCAGTTCCTGTGATTTCTGTAAGATTATTTTTTAGATAGTGATCTAAATTTGTCTTGATAAAATTAGAATCTGCGCCTGCGGATTCTAGCATTTCGTAAGAAGGTTGGTGGTGCATGATGCTGTACACCAGATGCTCAATAGTTACATATTGATGATCCAATTGTTGAGCCACATTGACTGCATTCTCAAAAACTTTTTGTAGATCATTACTTGGTTCTATCATTTAGTATTTTCCTCATTTTCTTCATAGCTAATTGTAGTTTCATTGGCGAAACTCTGTCAACAAAACATACGCCATTCAGATGATCATACTCGTGTAAAAAACATCGAGCGACGTAACCACTGAAAGATTTAAAATGTGTATTGCCTTTACTATCTTGATATTCAACATCAATAGATTCGGGCCTTTTAACTCGCAACCATACAGCTGGAAAACTAAGACAACCTTCTTCTCCTAATGTTTCTTCTTCCGACACCTTGAGAATTTTAGGATTGAACACACCAAAGGGATCGGGAAAGTCGGGATGATCGCTGCCCATAACAAAAACTCGTTTATCTAAACCGATTTGATTTGCCGCCAAACCAATTCCGTGATGTTGATTCATCATCTCAATCATAAATTTTTCTAATTCGTCTGCTCCGGTATCGGATTCAAAATTCCACGGAGTGCTTTCGATTGTAAGTTTAGATCTATCGTTTAAATTATAATTCATTTTTAATTTGTTGAATTAGATTTCTTTGTGCCGGACTTAGGTTTCTTGGAATATCGATTCGTAATCTAATAAACAACAGTCCTCTACGTTTGGTTCTTGAGTTAGGTAACCCCTGTTCTTGACAGGTTAACACAGTATCCGGTTGAGAGCCTGGGGGAACTATCAACGAAATATCTTTTCCTTCAATTGTAGGAACAGTAATCTGAGAACCTAACATAGCTTCCCAAACAGAAAGAGTTTTTTCGTAAATTAGATTATCTCCCTCTCTTGCAAATAAATGGTGATGTCTGATCATCACATTAACAATAAGATCTCCCGGTTTTATTCCCGGTATAGAATCATCTCCCATACCTTGATATTTTATCTGTTGTCCGTTGTCTAATCCCGGCGGAATGTTGATATTGATTAGTTTTTGTTTACCACCTGGAATTCCAATTTCTGCCTGAACATTTTTTCCGTTAAGAACTTCTTCTAGCGTGAGCTCTATGGTAATAGATAAACTTTTGTTTTTATGTGCAGGCCTTGAACCAAAACCAAATCCGAAATGATTAAAAAGATCTTCCATGTGCGGATTTCCTGCACCAAAATGAAATTCAAATGGACCTTGACTAAATCCTCCTCTAGCTTGTTGGGGATTATTTGGATCCATACCTAAGTCGTACATTTGTTTTTTTTGAGGATCGCTTAAAACATCGTAGGCAACGGATATTTCTTTGAATTTCTTTTCGTCGCCGCCCCTATCAGGATGATGTTTCATTGCCATACTTCGATATGCTTTTTTAATATCGTCTGGCGATGCTCCTCGTTTTAAACCTAATGCTGAGTAATAGTCCATAGTCTAAATATTATATGAAAAAAATAGGACTACGTCAAGTAGTCCTATGTATTTAATGCCGATGTACTGAGCTGTTATTTTTTCTTCTCTGGTACTTTAGTTCCTTCGTGCTTTTCTCGAACTTTTATTTCTTTACAGTTTTGCTTTGGTTTTTTGGTCTTAGGGTCGATAACAGGCTTACCATCTTTTCCTTGTACATCAACACAGACTTTTTTAACTTCGGGTTTTTTATCTTCGGCGGCGTTTACAGTCGGATAAGCAACAGCTAATGCCAAACCTGCTACAAAAATTAAATGTTTCATAATTACTCCTTAAATTTCTGGGTGATCAGGCTGAACCGGCATTGGTTTGCCTGTACTACTCATCGTTGGTGCTGCTCCAAACGGACTAGCAGCAGCTGGCGCTGCACCAAATGGACTTGCAGCAGCGGGTTTATTAAAACTTAGATTAGCGCCGCCGAAACTAGCACTAGCACTGAATCCTCCACCTGTTGTTGGCGGTGTGCTAGAAGGAGCTGGACTTACTGAAGGTGGTTTATTGGCGGCATCTAATGCTTTGGCTTTTAGATCTTTGTCGTTTCCTGCTAACATAATTCCTGACAGCGTACCTGTTAAGAATGTAGCGATAGGAATAATCAATTCAAAAAACTTTTGATCGATTGGGCTAATTGCGTTTAAAGGTTGTGTTACAAAAATAATAGAATATAACACAACGAAAACGATACCTGTTAATGTTAGTGCTAAACAGATACCGATAAAAAATCTTAATCGAGCCATTAATTGCTCTTCGGTATAGATAAAGTGCTCTCCTGTATCTTTATCTTCTTTTTTAAATTTTGATAATAGTTCCATTATCTGCATCCTTTATTATCTAGTATGACTGGGGCTGATTTTGCTGTTAGAGATACTTCGCCGTCTTTAGGAGGTCCTAATCGAGGATCCCTACCACCTTTGAATATGTGTTCGGGGCAGGTTCTGGTCACATCGCAAGTGGGTAACTTGCACATTTCCTTATCCCAGTTTTTAGGATCTTGGCAAGGGTAACGAAAACTGTCACCACCGAATATGGCCAAGCCCAGCGGTAGTGCTAGTAAAAATATTACCCATTTGAATAATTTTAGATCTGCGTTCATATCGCTCCTTCCGCTCAACATTAACTACAATGTTATTTACCCAAATTTTGAATAAAACCTCATTGAATTAACTACTACTATTATCGTTTTCGTTTTTTCTCTTGCTAAACTTTTCAGATGCTGTAAATCCTAATCCGGCGATTACAATATACATCATAGCCTCATACACGTTAGGATCGACTTTCTTGTCCCACACAAGATCACCGATAAATCCCGCTGCGCACAAAATAAATGCTGCTACAGTAACCGCTCTTTTACTGCTTATACCATCGTCGGATCCATCTGATAACATACTATGATACCATCTCATGTTCTTTTCCTATTTGATGTCATCATAAATTTTTTTGTTGATCTTGTACCATTCTTGCCATTCTTCTACTTTAATACGGCACTGATGGTATTTGCTGTAGTTCTTTATTACCGATTCGGCAGTTTTGCTTAACTGTTTTGTGTCTGCTGGAAGTTGTTCTAGATCTTCACACTTGGTCATTAATGCTTCTGGAACATCAGGGAATTTCATCTTTACTGGAACAGAAGTAGAACAACCTACAAGAAATAAGGAAAATAAAATTACGGAATATTTCATTTCTTTTCTTCCTTGAATGGATCTTCTGCTGCCTTGTTTAATTGTTCAATCACCCTCGGATCTACTTCGCACTTAGCATCTACTTCTTTAGCAATCTCTATGATTTTATCTACGTAAACAGTTTCTTTTTCTTTAACTACTTTAGTCTTATAAACTATTTTTTCCTGGATTTGTACTTTAACTTCTTGGCTCTTGGCTTCTGCGACCTTGATCTGTTCTTGTAGTTCTGCAACCCTGGCACGCCAAGACATCTCTACACCATAGCCACCGAAAAGGAAAGCCCCACCTACTAACACCAGAATTCCGATAAGTTCTGCCGGTAACTTATATTGACTTATCAACGGTATCCAAGCTACTAATTTACTAGCTATATATAGAGCCAGACCTAATCCCATTAAGGCATATGTAATCCAAACAAATAGACTATCGGGTATTAGACTAAGCATCCATTGGAAGTACCACATCAGTGTGCTCCGAATATATGCAGAGCGTGATTGTAGTGTTTGATGCGATCATCAAGACCAATAGTACCACCGTTGATACGTTTGGTCAGTGTTAGAATATCACCTTTGTCTGCCCATTGGTTAAGATTATTTTGATCCCAGAAGAAACAAGCTGACTGCACCGCGCCTTCAAAAGTTTCGAGATATTCTGTAGCTTCTTCAATAGAAACATCGATAGAAGCGGCAAAGAATGTATAATTATCTTTACCGGTCAACTGAATTAATCCGCGACCGCAATATTTCCAGCCGTCGCCAGATGCTTCATCTCCGTTGCCCATACGATTAGCATAAACTCTGTTAGCGATCATTTGGGGTTTATTTGCATAGGTCGCTGCTATAGCATCGTCTGGAAAATATTTAGGAAATACTTTACGTAAGCTGGCGGCTTTATAATTTAAGTTTTCTTTTAAGAAAATAAATCCGCCGCTTTCATGGGCGCATTGGGCCAAGAATGCGGCCACACGCTGAGGGGTGTTGATATCATATTCTGGAAGTATTTCTGAAATAGCATGAAACCATTGATCCACATAAGGATTTTTAGGAATCATTTCTTTTAGTTGCTCTTTTTTAAAGTCAAATGTAAAACTCATATTTAGATCCTTTGCAATAACATGGCTTTAGAGCCATTATCAAAAATAAATTTATCACCAATTTTGGTGATGTTGTAATCCCCTAACACTTTAGTCAGCCATAAAATTTCACTGGTGGCCTTTTCATCTAATTGAATAGTATCCTCGATGCCTTCGATAATAGTTTTAGTATCACCTTCTTTAATCATCTTCAACTGAACTTTTTGATTGAACGGTTTATAGATAGTAATCAAAT